ACAAGAACGAGTTTGAGGACAAGATTCTCAACGTACCTGAGTTCAAGCCCTACATCCTGGACATGATGGATGCTGCCCTCATCATCCGTCCTGAGGACCTTGAGCATCACACCTTCTCCTCTGTCTCCGAGCCCCTAACTGAGGACGAGCAGGCAGCCTGACCCTCAACAAGGAAAGAACAATGACAGACGCTGAAAACAAGGACAAGGCATTTGCAATGCAGTCCTACAAGACTGACGACCCCAACTGGTATGCCCCAAAGAAGATTCCTGAGCCCAAACTAGCCATTAGGTTCAAGAAGATGACTCCCACGGCAACGATTCCCTCTGCCTCCCGTGCAGGAGACATTGGGTTTGACCTTTGCTGCGACGAGGATTTCTTGATGTTCCCAGGCAATACCAGAAAGGTCTCCACTGGAATCCAGTTGGCAGACATGCCAACAAAGGATCTTGCGGGCAACAGCATCTTCCTTAAGATTGAGGGGCGCTCCGGCCTTGCTCTCAAGGGAGTCTTTCCCTCGGGTGGTATCATCGACCCAAACTATCGAGGAGAGATTGGCGTGGTTCTCAATGCCATGAGTACCGGTGAGCCTGCACGACCACTTGCCTTTAAACGGGGCGATCGAATCGCCCAACTGGTTGTCTATAAGGTTGCCACAGCGGGAGAAATCCCAATGGAGGAATCCTCGGAAGTAACCGAGACCAACAGAGGAGCCTCTGGGTTTGGCTCCTCGGGAGCCTGAGTACCATGTCAGATTTTCACAAACTTCTAATCGTCCAGTTCGCCCTTGGAGCCTTACTCATTGTTCTGAGCTGCGTTGGATTCTTCTTCATCCTTCTGTATTCCTCAGGATGCAGTCCTACCTCGGCTTCCGAGTCTAGGGCTGTCTCCGTGGAGTATGCTCGACAGGCCCGGGTTCGTCGTGAGGCTCGTTGTCAGGAAATGTTCGAGGAAGGCGACATTGCCGACATGAGAGAATGGTGCAACAACCTAGGTCTCAGACTCAGGGAATCCTCTAGACAACATGCCTGCGAGCTTGTGAGTGCCTACGAGTCTCTTTGCCCAGAAGTCTCAGGCAACTAACAAACCCATCCACGGGAATACAAAAGGAAAAGGGCTGCGGATTGTCGCAGCCCTTTTCTTGTTGCCTGGCATACAAGGTTCAGTCGATGAAGGGTTCTGCGCCGTTAAGGATGTCATCACGCCTCGACACCACCCGTCCTCGTCGAAGCTCAACGTCATCCACTGATAGATTCTTGTATTGTCTCTTAAGTCGGAATCTAGGAATGCTAAAACCATCAGGTCCGGTAATCAAGTTGCTCATTGGTTCATAGTATTCCGGGGAAGGTGTACCGTTGTAGCCAGTAACCACAAGAGGGAGAAGGCCCCTGTTTGCACGGTTCTCGGCTGCAGCCTGTTTTGCCCTCCTATCGGCTGCAATTTTACCAGCAAAGGCGACGGCGTCGGCCTTGTTTTTCTTTCTAGTTGTTGCAGCCTTCTGGGCTGCAGCAAGCTTGCTTTCTGGAGAGCGCCCTGCGGCACCAGCCTTAGACTTAAGGCTTCTTAGAGCAGGCTTGAGAGCATCGAGGTCGAGCTCGCTGACGGTGTGCGCCTTGCCGGTGTCTAGGAGCCCCTGCAGTTTGTCAACGAAGGCCCTAAGCTGTTCCTCAGCATTCGCAACCTTGACTTCTTCAATCTGTTCCTTTATCATCTTTTTTAGTTGTTCGGCTGTGATCTTCATTATTTGTGCTCCTTTTCTTGTTACCTGGCATACAAGGTTCAGCCGATGAAGGGTTAGCTGACCTATATTCAGGTCCTAACTCGCACGTCAAACCAGACGCCGAATCCTAGATCGACACTCAAATCCAGAGTGTCTCCGTCTACGACTTTGTTGACGATTGCTTTGTAGAAATACATGCTTCCTCTAAGGATTAAACACTATGTCTCTGACGCCCCTAAGACTCATGCCTAGTCTGTAAGGCAAATTCAGAACACATGCCTGAATTTTACTCACGCCTTGTCGTTTTAATTCTAGCACTCTATGTTGACCATCAAGCACAACATACGAATCTAGATGAGGCAATGCTAGAACTATGATAGGGGTTTTAAGCTGCTTTGCGGTAGGCTTTCTGCCCCAGTCCTTGTGTAGCTTAATCTTAGCTATGCTTATAGGTACAATTGTTGCTTCAGCTTTAGCGCTTTCAAAAGCCTGAATCAAAGCTGGAAGACCAGCACGCGTCCACTTCCAGCGAGGCCAGTTTTTAAGAACCCAGAAAGCATCTTCCCAATCGCTATCAGGAATCGGAGATTCAGCTAGCTGTTCCCCGGCGGTCGCGACCTTGACTTCTTCAATCTGTTCCTTTATCATCTTTTTTAGTTGTTCGGCTGTGATCTTCATTATTTGTGCTCCCGAGAATTGAGTGTAAATATGAAAGTAAAGACCATTTTTTTTGCAAAAGTAACTCTTAACACTTAAGACCAATTGGAGTAAGCTCTAAAGCTATGCAAACTAACAAACCAGAGGACAGGCCAATAATCATTCTCGACGGCTTTAACTGCTTTCTCAGACATTACTTCGTTAATCAGGAGATCAACTCCCGAAGCCAACCGGTTGGCGGAGTGGTGGGCCTCCTCAAGCAGATTGACTATCTGGTTTCCACCTTCTCCCCCTCAAAGGTCTACGTTGTCTGGGAGAATGGAGGTCCAAGTCCTCGGAGAAAGAGAATCCTCCCAACCTACAAGGCCAACAGAGCCAAGGCCAAGGAAATGAAGAGGATTCAGGCCGGTAAAGACTCCATGAAGGATGCCCTGGCCCTAGATGACCAGGCCCGAATTCTCCAACTAACCATGCTTGCCCAAATTCTCAAGACGACCCCTGTGTGCCAGGTGTTCGTTCCTGAGACGGAGTGCGATGACATTATCGCCTATCTGGTGAAGAACAAGTTTGCCAGCCAGCCAGGCAAGAAGATCGTGGTATCCAATGACAAGGACTTCTATCAGCTACTTGAGAACTCTGAGGTTCTGGTCTTTGATCCTGCCACTCGTTCCTTGGTGGACGATAAGAAGGTCTTGGAGAAGTATGACATTGCCCCAAGGAATTTCTGTATGGCCAAGGCCATGGCAGGGGACGACTCCGACAATATCCCCGGCATCGAGGGTGTTGGCTTCAAGACCGTCACAAAGCGGTTTTCTGGCTTCCAGGACGCCACCAAGGACGTGGACATAGCCTCAGTGGTCTCTGAGGCCAAGCAGGTCTCTGCGGCCTCCAAAAAGCCTCTAAAGGTGTATCTTGAAGTGGCCAAGTCCGAGGACCTCCTGAGAAGAAATTGGGATCTGATGTACCTGGATTCCTCGTCCCTGAGTGCCTCCCAAGCGGCGAAAGTTGACTATATTGTTGACACGCACGAGGCCAAAATGGACAAGCTCCAGCTCATTAAAACGATCATGGAAGCCGGAATTAACAGCTCTTTCGATTTCGATCGTTTTGCGACTCAAATGCGAATTTTCTTGCGGTAGTTGCCGATCTAACTTTAAGAGTTGAATGAAGGATGGTACTGTGTAAGACCACCCACCTGGGAGTATTTATGAAAACCACTATGCGTATAAGCGACGAACTTGCGAAGTCGGGGCTCCCCTCGACTCTGAGGGTAGTGCATCCCTCAAACAATACAGAAACCGAAAATACAGCATCCCCAAAGTCCAACAATGTGCCTGCCAACCAAAACCGTCAGCAGGCACATTTCTCGTTTGACAGGGGTTTTCAAGAAAAGATCGTGCAGGCCATGATCATGGACCGTGTGTGGGCCTCGCAGTTTGCAGAGGTTCTCCAGGTCGATTTCTTCGAGTATGGCTATCTCAAGAAGATTGCCTCCTCTTACCTCGATTACTACGCCAACTACAAGGAGTTTCCTTCCCTTGAATTGCTGGCAACCGTTACGGCCACCGACCTCAAGGGGCCTGCCGATGAGGCCATCAGGTCTCAGGTAAAGGAATTTCTCATCCGAGTCTCGGAGCATCAGAACCTAGGCGATCTGGCCTATGTGAAGGAAAAGAGCCTCGACTTCTGTAAGAGGGTCGGCCTCCAAAAGGCTCTCGAGCAATCCATTGACTTCATTGAGACCGAGAAGTACGAGAAGGTCGTGGAGATTATCAAGAAGGCCATTGCGGCAGGAACAGAGCATTCCTCTGGTCTTGACCTTGTGGCCGACGTGGATGCCCGTTACTCCGAGACTTTTAGAAGGACGATTCCCACTGGCGTTCCAGAGCTTGATCAGAGAAAGATCCTGAATGGTGGCCTGGCTGCTGGTGAAATTGGTGTTATCATTGCCGCCACAGGAGCAGGAAAATCACAAATACTAGTACATTTTGGTGCCCAAGCTCTCTTGAGAGGCAAGAATGTTCTTCACTACACCTTCGAGCTCAATGAAAGAGCCATCGGTGTTAGATACGACTCCCACCTTTTGAACATTGACTCCCTGGAGTGTGCCGAGCATACAGAGCAAATCAAGAACTTTTACGCCGAGAATGCTGACACCCTGGGTCATCTGAGAATCAAGTACTACCCAACCGGTGGAGCCACTGTTAACACCCTTAGGGCTCATATCGACAAGCTGGCCACCACTGAGGGATTTGTTCCCGATCTCCTAATTGTGGACTATGCTGGCATCATGCGTTCCACGGAGCGTTATGAACTCCTCCGTCTCGAGCTAAAGAAGATTTACGAGGAGCTTAGAGGATTTGCCAATGAGTTGGATATTCCTGTTTGGACTGCCTCTCAGAGCAACAAGGAAGGAGCCGATAAGGACTATGTGGACCTTACCAACATGGCAGAGGCCTATGGCCAGGCACACGTCGCCGACTTCGTGCTCGGCCTTTCAAGAAAGGCCCTTAACAAGTCAACCGGTCTCGGCAACATTTTCATTGCCAAGAACAGAGCCGGTGTGGATGGCGTTCAGTACCAGATCATCCTGGACACCGCACGTTCCAAAATGAGAATCCTCACCGAGAGTGAGGCCAACCTAATGAGACAAGACGCTGAGTTGCTCGAAGACGGAAATCTCAAGAATTTCTTCCGCCAAAAGATTCGGGAACACCAGCGGAACCAGTAAAACACAAGGAAACGGTCGGGTAGATAGCTGGCCCGACGTTTTCATTTAAGCGACACGCATGGAGATAATGATATGACACCGTACAAAAAAGCTCTGGAAAAGAGCCTGGAATACTTTGGTGGCGATGACTTGGCGGCCTCAGTTTTCCTAAGCAAGTATGCACTTACGTCCCCTCAGGGCGATCTGTTGGAACAGACGCCCACGGACATGCACAAACGCCTGGCAAAGGAATTTGCAAGGATTGAGACGAAGTATCCGAACCCAATGTCGGAAGAAGAGATTTTCGGGCTCCTAAAGGACTTCAAGTACATCATCCCTCAGGGTTCCCCGATGAGCGGCATTGGAAACCCCTATCAGACCATGAGTCTCAGCAATTGTTTCGTTATTGAGAGTCCATGGGACAGTTACTCGGGTATTCTCAAGGCCGACCAGGAAGAGGCTCAGATCATGAAGAGAAGGGGTGGTGTGGGCTTTGACATTTCCACCATTCGTCCTCGTGGCATTCCAACGAACAATGCGGCAAAGACCACGGATGGCATTGCTGTGTTCATGGAGCGGTTCTCCAACACTTGCAGAGAGGTTGCTCAAGGCGGAAGAAGAGGAGCCCTCATGCTCACAATCTCCGTTCACCACCCAGAGATTTCCACTTTCATCAACATTAAGAGGGACCTCAAGAAGGTGACCGGAGCCAACATCTCCATCCGTCTTTCGGATGAATTCATGCAGGCTGTAAAGGACGGTACAGAGGTAGAGCTTCGCTGGCCTGTGGACTCCAGGGAGCCTTCCATTAGGAGTCGTGTGGACGCCAAGAAGCTTTGGACCGAGATCATTGAGTCTGCCCATGCCTCGGCAGAGCCCGGTCTTTTGTTCTGGGATACCGTAATGAGGAGAACTCCCTCCCATTGCTATCCAGATTTCCAGTCTACCTCTACCAACCCATGTTTTTCAGGCGAAACACTGATTGCCACCGCCGATGGAAGAGGGGCTGTTAGCATAAAGCAGTTGGCTGAAGAAGAAAAAGATGTTCCAGTTTACTCAGTATCTCCAAGCTCTGGTGGCGTTTCAGTAAAAATGGGTAGAAATCCTAGACTAACTGGAACTGGCAAAAAACTCGTTAGAGTAACTTTGGATGATTCCTCATATTTTGACGTAACACCAGATCATAAGTGCTTGCTTAGAGATGGGACTTCAATTTTCGCGAAAGACCTTAAGACAGGAATGAGTCTTCCAAGGTTTACCAAGGAAATCTTCAAGCCAGCTAAACACAGCCAAGACTATAGTCGCATCAATGTAAACACGCGAGCTGAACGAAAGTATGTTTCCGAGCATCGTTTGATTGCTGAATTCAGCAATCCAGAAAAGTGGTCTTCTTTGTTTCAAAAAGAAAAGAAGAACGGTTGGATAAATGGCGGGTTGGTCGTTCATCACAAGGACTACAATGGACTCAACAATTCTCCTGATAATCTTGACATAATGTCGTTTGCGGAACACCAAAAGTTTCATGCCGCCCATGACAACGTGGGCGAAAACAACGGTAGATTTTCTGGTGTTTCAAATTCTACAGTGAAAGAACATGGGCTAGCTCTCACCAAGCAACTCGGAAGAAGATTTTCTGATAAAGAGTGGCAGAAGTATGCCGCAGCCCATCAAATTCCTGTAGGATTTTCCTCATGGAGGCAGCGTGATTTTTTTGCTTCGCCAATTGAGTTGGCCAAGGCCTGCGCTGTTGAAATGGGGTTCCAATATCCTGATGCCGACCCACGTTTGCTAAAAACGTTGCAGTCGATGCTATCTCAAGGATATTCAGCAGAAATAGTAGGCACTGAAGTCCAGGTTAGAAAGACATGTGAGACTTGCGGGGCACATTTTGCTGTAAAACACAGCAGAAGAGAGATTTCTTTCTGTTCTCATGCTTGCTCGCTAGTCTATGTAAATTCCAATCGGGAAATTGCAAAGAAAAGAACGATTGCAAGAAACAAACGTGCAACTTGCGACTCTGTCATAAACCAAGATAAACAGGCTGAAATATATTCAGAGCTTAAGTTCCGAAAAAACGGGATAGAGCCCAGGCAAAAAGAATGGGAAGCCTCTTGCAAAGAAAAGGGTGTACCATTCCGTGTCGGAAAGATGCTAAAGAATGGCTTCAAGACCTGGAAGGAGGTTAAAGAAGCGGGCAACAGTTACAACCACAAAGTTGTTTCGGTCCATGAGTTGCCCGGATCACACGATGTCTACAATATAACTGTTGATGATAACCACACACTGGCAATTATAACGTCCGATTCGCTGCTTAACGGAGTCTTTGTTGCTCAATGTGGGGAATTGGTCCTCAACCCCTATGACAGTTGCAGACTGCTCTTGGTGAATGTCCTTTCCTTCATCAAGGATCCCTTTACCGACAAGGCCAGCTTCGACTTCGCCAAATATTCGGAGGTTGTTCAAAAGGCCCAGAGGCTCATGGATGACATGATTGACTTGGAGCTTGAGAGTGTTGACAAGATCCTTGCCAAGATTCGTCAGGACCCAGAGCCAGAGGACGTTAAGAAGATTGAGCTTGACCTCTGGACAAAGATCCGCAATGCCTGCGAGAGAGGTAGAAGAACTGGTACTGGCGTGACAGCCATCGGTGATGCCCTCGCGGCTCTCAATGTGGTCTATGGTTCCTCCGAGAGCATCGAGTGGATTGAGACCATGTACAGAGAGCTGGCTCTCAACTGCTATCGCTCCACCGTGACCCTGGCAAAGGAGAGAGGCGCTTTCCCGGCCTTCAACTATGAGCTTGAAAAGAACCACGAGTTCCTAAACCAAATCATGGACCTGGATCCAGAGCTTCGCAAGAATTGGGAAGCCTTCGGCAGAAGAAACATCGCTCTCACAACCACGGCCCCAGCCGGTTCTGTGTCTATCCTGACACAAACAACCAGTGGCATTGAACCAGCCTTCCTCCTTCACTACAAGAGAAGAAAGAAGGTCAATCCTGAGGACAAGACCTCCAAGGTTCATTTCACTGACCAGCTAGGCGACAAGTGGACCGAGTTTGACGTTTACCACAAAGGATTCAAACAGTGGATGGACGTTACCGGAAAGACAAATGTCGAGGAGAGCCCCTATCACAAGGCAACCTCCAATGACATTGTTTGGGTGAACAAGGTCCGGGGACAGGCAGCCGCCCAGCGGTGGATTTGTCACTCCATCAGCAACACCACAAACGTTCCTAAGGAAACCACTGTGGACACCATCAAGGACATTTACATGACCGGTTGGGAGTCTGGAACGAAGGGTGTAACCGTCTATCGTGATGGTTGCAGAGACGGTGTTTTGGTTAGCACCACTTCCAAGAAGGAAGAGAAGAAGGTTTCCTTCGAGCGCCATGATGCACCTAAGCGTCCAAAGGAATTGACCTGTGACGTTCATGGTGTTACTGTTGGTGGTGAGAAGTGGACCGTGTTCGTGGGCAAGATGGAAGGCAAGCCCTATGAGGTCATGGGTGGACTGAGCAAGTTCATCAACATTCCTAAGAGAGTAAAAGAGGGCAAAATTGCGAAGCACAACGGACCACAAAATCCTGTGGCTCGCTATGACTTCCACTATGACTTCGAAAAAGGACCTGAGGATGAGGCTACCATCAAGGATATCACGAACGTTTTTGATAATGCAACTCATGCCGCATTTACTCGCACTATCTCCCTTGCTCTTCGTCACGGCACCCCTGTTCAGTACGTTGTGGAGCAGATCCAGAAGGGCTCGGAAAAGGAAGATGACCTCTTCTCCTTCTCTCGTGCAATCGGAAGGGTGCTTAAGCACTATATCGAGGACGGCACAAAGGTAACAAGCGACAAGAAGTGTCCTGAGTGCGGTTCTCACGACCTAATCTACCAAGAGGGTTGCGCTACCTGTAAATCGTGCGGTTATTCCAAGTGTAAGTGAATTCCCTAGGAAAATGGGCCACAAATATGCCTGTAAAACTGGGTGTGTTTGTGGTATCCTTAAGGGATGACCAAGAATTCTAAGGTTGAGGAAGCGGATCGTTCTGGAAACTTCATGGTAACCTCTCGTTGGAGAGGTGCCATGCACGTTTCTCCTATGAGGATTTTCTCCTCGCTTCAAAAGGCTCGTGATTATGTGAAGGCCTCGAAAGGGAGCGACTTGTCGGGCGGCGAGGTAGCGGCCTATGAGCTATTCCCTGATCGGGAGCCCCTCAAGATCAATTTGTGAGGTGAATCAATGTCGCTTAAGATTCTCAAATGGCCTGACGCAAGCCTGGAATTTCCCTCTGGTCCGGTGGAGGAATTCAACGAGTCCCTAGAGGTCTTGGTTCAAAACATGTTTGAAATCATGCGTAAGAACTACGGTACAGGCTTGGCGGCCATACAGATTGGCAATCCTGCCAGGATATTCGTTATGTCCGTCTACCGTGGAGAGCGCCGCAGTGATGAGCAAGTTGCATTCATCAATCCCGTCGTGGAAGAGGTTTCGACCCATATGGCTCTCGCTCAGGAGGGCTGCTTGTCCATGCCAAATGTTTTCCAGTCCATCCCTCGCCCGAATTGGGTAAAGGGCCATGCCTATCGAGTGGACGGGACACGCTTTGAATTCGAATACGCGGATCATGAGGCTAGGTGCATTCTCCATGAAATGGATCACCTTGACGGCATTCTGATGACCAAGCACATGAATCGTCTGCAGAGACGGACCACTGAGAAGATGCTTAGGGCCAGCAGAGGAAAGTAACCCATGAGTGAATCACTGCTGGATGACGAGGGTTTTTTGTTTGTGGGCAGAACCTACAGTGCCAATGGGCCTATAACGGTCATACCCACAAATGAACTCGGGCCAGAGTGGCTTGATCCTGACTGCGAGACGCTCAACTTGGTCAATTTCTCATTTCCTTTTGAGACGGTCGTGGATGGGCCATTGACGTTCACAACTGTTGGAAAGAAGCTAGTAACCCTCACCTACATTACGCCTCGCGACCGGGCCACTCGACGCCCATCGCGGCTTCGCAAATTCGCAGTCATTCTGCTCAACGGCAAGACGTACATATTCAGTATTGATGCTCACGAGCTAGCTAACGCGTTAGATCGCAGCCCTCTGGTGGCACCGACCTCTATTATGATTATGGATATCTGACATGGAAACTAAACCAGTCAACGGACCGGATTGGCTGCTCCTTGGTAGAACCTACACATGTCAGGAAGAGATCATTCTTCGTCCCATGACAGGCTTTGGGCGAGAATGGTTTACACAAGAAAGTCTGCACCTCGCCAATTGGCGTCTACCTCGTGGCCGGTGGGTGCCGTCAGGCAGCGTATTCACGGTGGTAGGAGAAAAGGTAGCTGGTTTCTGTTTCTCTATTGAAGGCATAGAGCCTTGCAAGGTAGCCTATTATTCCGAGTACACAATCCTTCTTCTCAATGGAAAGACGTACTTGCTTGAGAAGTCACCGGTGCCAGTCTATCGCAACTCTCTCCTAGAGTACGCAACTATCGTGGATATTTAGTGGGATGAAAAGCCCACATAGAAAACTGGAAGAGTCCAAAGTGGCCCTCAGAAACTTCATCTCAGAAGTGATTAGGTTGCAACTCTCAGAGGCACCTGTCCGTAAACATATGGACATTCCTCTGCCTGAGGACTTGCTTGCTATTTCTGCAATGTTCAAGGCAGCCGGAAAGGACTTCTATCTTGTGGGTGGGTCTGTCAGGGATGCCCTCATGGGCAAGGAGCCCAAGGACCTCGACGTGGCCACGAATGCTGTGCCGGATGAGGTCATTGCCATCCTCCGTCAGAATCCCGACTTCACGATTCTGGAGATCGGTAAGTCCTTCGGGGTAATCAAGGTGGTTACGCCCGAAAAGAATGAGTACGAGATCGCCACGCTCCGTAAGGACATTGGTGGAGGTCGTCGTCCTCAGGGCGTTGAGTTTACGAACATTGAGCAGGACGCCCAGAGGCGAGACCTTACGATCAACGCACTTTTCTACGATATCGAAAGAAAGGAAATCATTGACTATGTTTCAGGCATTGAGGACATTGCACGAGGCACTGTACGGACGGTTGGAGACCCTGTCGCTCGTTTTGATGAGGACAGACTACGCATTCTCCGTGCCCTGCGTTTTGCTGGTAGGTTTGGCACTAACCTGGACGGAGCCACGGCAGAGGCGATTAGAGCGAACAATTCGCTCGCAGGCGTTTCACCGGAACGTATCCGAGACGAATTCCTCAAAGGAGTAAAGAGCTCCAAGTCCCTTAGACACTTCTATGGGATGGTCTCCGACCATGGTCTCTGGGAACAGGTTTTCCCCGGACTCAGGGTCAACTCTGAGGACGTACACGAGACGAAGAACGTCCCGGTGCAGTTGGCCCTGCTTCTTAGGGACAACGACCCAAGGCATCTAATGAAGGCTCTAAACGGCCTCAAGTATTCTGCCGAGGAAGTGGCCCAGGTTTCTTTCCTGGTGCTTTTCCAGGGTCTGTCGGTCCAAACGGCCTATAGGCTTAAGAAGCTCTTTGCCAATGCAAAGCTCAAGGACTCGGACTTGATCGAGTATGCCCGTGCCCTGGGTTCACCTGAAAAGAAGCTTGTCATGGCTTTCCTGGAGTTTAGGCCTTCTATTGGTGGCGAGGAATTGCAGGGTCAGGGGTTCTCTGGTAAGGAACTCGGCCAAGAAATGGAGCGTCGAGAGACGGAGTTGTTCGCTTCTCTTTTGTAGCAACACTTATCGAACCCTAGGTACCATACTTACTCACATGAGGGTTTGCACATATGTCCAACAGGTCGGGTTTTCGTCTTGGTCTAGTTAGTGGTATCATTTCTGTTCTGCTTATCTTGGGTTCCCTAGGCTCTTCCTGCCTAGGCGGCTCGCCGGGAACCAGAACCCCTACAAACCTGGCAAACGACCCTGACGAAATCGAAAACCGCCTTCGTGCAACCATAGCAATCGTAGACCCCGAAACAGAAAGAATTTTCTGCTCGGGGTTTTTCGTTTCGGGCAGGCAGATCATTTCGGCAGGGCATTGCTTTGAGTCATCCGTTCCTTTCGTTTTGCCAGACGGACAGGTCATGCAGATTCCAGATGGATCGGATCCAACAGGCCAGGTGGTGAGCTTCATTACCTATGATGACCTGGATATGATCACCAATCGTTTCCTTCATGCTCCTCAGCAGGCAACCATTGTCTACTTTGACAGAAACTCTGACACAGTTATCCTGGAACTCAATTCCCCAGCTCAGGATTCTCGCTATTCCTTTGAGCTATCCGAGGCCCGCCCTAGAGTTGGCTCTCAGGCCTATGGTATTGGACACCCTCTTCGTCTTGCTTGGTCCTTTGAGACAGGTATCGTTTCCAGGGTTATCAGAAATCCAGAAAATGGCAGCATCATTCTCTTGCAGGCCTCGGTACCAGTGGCAGGAGGAAACTCAGGTGGTCCACTGATTGACTCAGCGGGCAGCGTTATCGGAATGGCATTGGCCTATGTTAATAGGTTGCCTCATTTGTCCATATTTATCTCCGCAGATCAGATCCGGTTTCACATGAGAAGGCTTCTGGTGCAGAGATTGATTACGGCCTATGAAGAAACGCAACAAAGAGATCGTCAACGGACCCCAGCAATCAGCCCACCTTCGTCGCCTGATTGAGAGTCTGGTTGTAAGCGAGTTGGAGGAACAGGCAGTTCTGAGTGGTGGTGCTGTTCCTGGCACTAGTGCCGCAGGTGGATTCTTTGACGACAAGAAGTTAAAGGAAGACTCTCAAGTCAGCACGATTCCTAGGGTGAAGATTTCCTGCCCAAAGGGCGCTAATCAGGAGAGTCTCGAGGTGATCAAGAATTTCCTCCGATTCTGCCACAAGAAGCTCAACATTCAGGATTTTCCTCACATGCGTCTCCATGCCGTGAAACAGCCCAACATGACAACCGGGGCCTATCACATGGAGGACAATGCCATCGATGTGTTGGTGGGCGATCGTCTCCTTGCAGACGTGCTCCGTACAATTGCCCATGAGTTGACGCACCGTAAGCAGCATGAAACCGGAGTGCTGGACACAGAGCTTGCAAAGCAAGACCCAATGGATGAAATGGGCGACCTCAACACCGTTTACGAAAATGAGGCCTATGAGAAATCGGGCAATTTCGTAAAGGAATTCGCTAGAATCCAGGGCAAGGATCCCGCTACCAAAGAGAAAATCTACTCTCTTTATGAGAGCGTGGCCTACCCAATAAGAAAAACCAGAACCCCTTAACAACCTAACCAATGTGGCGTATCCTGTGGTATGTTTCAGGCCATACGTCATTTTCTATCTGGAGTCTTTCGGAAATCTGAGAAGGAAATAACGGCAAAGGATCTTTGCCTTGGGGATTACATTGAACTCCAAATCAATGATCCCCGCACAATGGGCCTGGTTGATCCTGCTGGCATTCTAACTAAGCGATATGATCCAGAGGATCTTGAAACCTTGTGTCTGACCGGTATAGTTTCCCACACCTTCGTCGTTCAAGGGCTCTTTGCTTTTGAAATGACCGTCACCAAGGTAAAGCCCGCACTTCGTACCAGGATCTACACGATCATGGAACACGACATCAAGAAGATAAGGATACTCAAGCGTGGAAAAGAATAAGACCATCCTCCAAGTTCATGGACAGCCAGTTGCTCACTTCACAGCCAAGCTCGTTGGCACAAGGGAAGGGCTTGAGAAGCTCCACAAAATGCTCTCTCAGGTCGTTGGTGACGTGAAATCCACCAAGATTGTTCGAGAGGAGTTTGTGGCTTCCGATCAAAAGCCCTTTGCTCTCGAGATCCAGATGCTGCCGGAAAGCGGCACGGATGACCTGGTCCTTCCATACCACAGCAAGCCATGGGATAAGGAGAGCGTATGAACACTTCCATTGCCCAGGAGCATACCAATAAGGTAGAGTTACTTGGTCACTATGGCGGCGACATTACCCATGCTCAGTCAGCCTGGACTTCTACCGTCCGTGAGATTGACGACGCAAAGATGGCTCGGTTGCCTGCCCTTCTGAGCATGCTGGCCTCTAATGGGCATGAAACCCCATTCGAGAAAAGCTCTCTCCATTTCCTTGTGGACACGGACATTGCCACCCACATTCACCTCATCAAACACCGCATTGGTGTGTCAGTGAATGGACAGTCGGCTAGGTATCGAGAGTTGAACGAAGACAAGTTCTATGTCCCACAGGATTGGTCCGAGGACGAACAGAACCGTTTTTGCGTCTTCGCTGAGGATGCCATGAGGCAGTACCATGAGTGCCTGGACCGTCTGGTGGCTGGCGGCATGGACAGAAAGCGGGCCAAGGAAAGTGCTCGGTTCTATCTCCCTTACGGAAACCAACTCACGGCTGACGTGATGTTCAACTTTCGGAGCTTCGTTCACTTTCTCCGTCTCCGCTACTCTCACCATGCTCAGGTTGAGGTAAGAGACTTAGCCAGAACCATGCTAGAGCAAGTCATCGCCCTTGAGGGAAACCCCTTTGAGCATACCCTCAAGGCCTTCAAGCTCGTGGACGAACAGGGACACATGGTACCCCCCTTTAAGTGACCTAAACAAAAAGGAACAAGACACATGAAGAAATTCGAAGAATTGGCAAGAAAAATCGGGTCCCTTGTGGACGAGAAGAACACTGCCTATGGCAATTCTTTTGAGCAGGCTGGGGATTTCCTGAGACTGCTCTATCCAAACGGGATTCCTCCTGAGAGCTATAGTGACATGCTCTGCGTGGTCCGCATCTTTGACAAACTCAAGAGAATTGCAACCAACAAGGGAGCCTTCTCCGAGAGCCCCTATCAGGACATTGTAGGCTACGGACTGCTTGGGGTTGATAAGGACCTAAGGGCCGCAAAGGAAAACTCCCAGAGCCCCTCAGAGGACTACGAGGAGGTATCCCAGGCCGAGGTGAGTCCTGTGCCCGCTCCTGAGCCTGAAATGGTTGACATGAAGTGTCAGTTGTGTGGAGGGTTCGTTGGGCAGGTGGCCTCAGGTTCCTCCGAGTCCAAACTCCCGTATGTGCATGAGTCCTGCTGGAAGGGTCGCATTGCCGCCATGGAAAAGACGACTCCTGCCGATCCGCTACTACCAAAGATCACGTCCCCGTAAGATGAAGCCCAAGACCCTTACCACCATGCTGCCCTTCTTTCTGGCCGTTATCGAGTCTCGAAGGAAAGAGCTTGAGGAGCATGGGTTTGAGATAGTTGTTGCAGACATCAATTTGGAAAGGTCTGAATGTACCTATCGAATTAAGGACGGTCGCCGTGTCCTGTCTTTGCGTTTTGTCAAGAATCGTTTGGATACCCTGGTAATTTTCGTCTGCATTGAGGAAAAGTGCTATCAAACGGTTGGACATGCCACGGATTTTGACTTCGACCGGTACTTTAGTTTCCTGGTCGAGAAAGCCAAGAAAGAAGCAGAGCAAAATGGAGCAGAGTAAACGCATCTCCAAGCAAGTTCTCGTGGTCCGAAAGGACCTTAACATGCGTAAGGGAAAGGTTGCTAGTCAGTGTGCCCACGCTAGCATGAAGGTAATCCTGGACATGATGCCTCCTACCCGCAAGGGCCTGGAAGGGGAGAATGCAATTCTCCGGCACCGCATGCTGGACTATTGGACCGATACTGCCCTGGCCGATTGGCTTGACGGCATCTTCACCAAGATCACGGTGTCGGTTGACTCGGAGCTGGCTCTCCTAGACCTTTACGAAAAGGCTCTTGCTGCCAAAATTCCGTGTGCCCTCATTCAGGACGCAGGTAAGACTGAGTTTGGTGGAGTGCCTACCCACACCGCCATTGCAATTGGTCCGGCCTGGAGCGACGAAATCGATCCCCTAACCGGACACCTTCCACTTCTCTGAGTCCCTGCTTATGCTTATCAGGTACACAAATTGCCTGCTTCCAATGGTCCAGGCCACCCTTGAGGCCAGGCGGCAGGAGTTTGAGGAACATGGTATAGGTATCGTTCCCTATGCTGGCGATGAGGAACATGTGTACTACTGCGAGCTTATGGGCGATCGAAAGAGAATCAGCATGCAGTTTGACAACCTACGTTTGTCTTCCTGGGCCTTGGTTAAGTCACTGGAGAACGTTTTGCTGTATGGAACCGAAGAAACTTTTGACCTTGATCACCTCATAGACATTCTCCTGGACAAGAAACAGCCATGATTTATCAACACCGAGCATCCGAGTGGATCGGAACCTACATTGGAAACTTTGGCATTCTGTCGTTCTTTCGATGTGAGGACGGCACCCTTCGTTTTTGTGTGTTCAGCGAGGTCTCGCCCGTGGGGACTTACAGAACCACAATGTCATTCCCAATCACTCCAAGTTATGTGTACGCTCCCTACATTCCCTTGATTCAGACAAAGGTTGGCACCCCATGAACCAACTTTGGGCAATTCAAACCAAGCTATCCCAGGAGGATAGTTGTAGACACCTTGTTGAGGCCTTCCAGTACCTAGGCCTCAATTGGGCTGCCTTTCCATTTCCCCCAATGATTGGACATGTTCCAGATTTTCAGTGGAATGGGCCTATCACCTACTACGGGTCCACTGGCCTTGTGAAGCGAGTGAGCGAAACTCCAAACAACGGGGCGCTCCTGTGGTTTGACCCGGTTACTCACCAGCCCACTTGGTATGGTCCTCGCTATGGGGAGGCCTATCTCAACCATGGGGCTCGATGTGTGAGGCTCTGCGATTTTCTTGAGGAGACCCACGACCCCCATGGGCGTTTCTTTGTTCGTCCAAACAGCGGGCTCAAGGTATTTGCTGGTAAGGTCTATGACCACATCGACCTAAAGAGATTTGTGGACCTGAGCACCAACAACACCCTCTTGTCCATGGACACCGAAATCATGGTTAATCAAGTCCATGAGATAGAGCGCGAGTTTCGTACCTGGATCGTGAACGGTGAGTGCGTGGCTGCGGTTCAGTACAAGGTCGGTTGCAAAATGTGGTCTGACTCTGAGGTACCTCAGGAGGTTCGTGACTTCGCCAGCACACAGGCCAAGGTTTGTTCCCCGAGTCCTGTGTTCGTTCTGGATGTGGCTCAAACGCCTGAGGGTCTGAAACTGATCGAGATCAACTGTTTTCACTCCGCAGGCTTCTATCGAACCGAGCACATTCTGGACGTTGTGGCCGAGGTCTCCAACTATGTGAGGAAAACCCTTTAGAAAAAACACTTTACCCTTAGACTAAAATGTGTTACCATTTTGGTAATACCGTTCACACGTTGAGGTAAGCATGACGACCGACGCAATTTCGCAGCACTGTTCTGGAATGAGCCCTTCTTGGCTCCCTAAGGGAATCATCTTTCTGTGCAAGGCCGGAAGTCAGGCCTACGGCACAAACACACCCACAAGCGACCTTGACCTTCGGGGAATTGCAATTCCCCCTAGGGATATTCTGCTTGGATTCCACCGAACCTTCGAGCAGGCCCAAAAGACCGGGGACGTGGACGTGGTAATCTACGATTTCCGCAAGTTTCTTGGCCTGGCAGCCAACTGCAACCCAAACATCATCGAAATCCTTTTCACGGATCCCTCGGACTGGCTTGTCACGAGCCCCGAGTATGAGCTCCTTCGGGAGCATGCCAACCTTTTCCTTAGCCGGAAGGCAAGGCATACCTTCTATGGGTATGCCCTGAGTCAGCTTAAGAGGATTCGTACTCATCGAGCCTGGCTGCTCAACCCTCCCAACCACAAGCCCACCCGTGAGGAGTTTGGGCTCTCCATTTCTCACCGGGCCGTGTCCAAGGGAGACATGGGGGCCTATGACAAGCTCCTGGAGGAAGGCCACCAGTTTGACGAGAACGTAATGCTTACCCTTCAAAAGGAAAAGGCATATGCCAATGCCCTTACGGAGTGGCAGCAGTACGAAAACTGGAGGGCCACGAGAAACGAGGCCCGAGCAGACCTTGAGGCCAAGTTTGGATATGACGTTAAGCACGGAATGCACCTTGTCCGTCTGATCCGCATGGCCGAGGAAATTCTGACGAAGGGTCAGGTTTTGGTTAAGCGTCCAGACGCTCAGGAGCTTCTGGAAATCCGCAAGGGAGCTTGGAGCTACGACAAGATGATCGCCTGGGCTGAGAATATGGAGAAGATCCTGGACACCCAGGCCAAGTTGTCGGACCTCCCAGAGCAGCCAGACATGGAAAAGCTCAATTTCCTCTGCATGAGGATTTTGGACATGCGCCTTAGGGGTCTCTGAGAGACACGAAGGGAGCTAGTTATGTTCATGTCGTACCTCAAAGAGGCGCTTCACAAGCTCGGCCTTTACATTGCCAGTACGGGCTCTGATCCCATTCCGGGTCTGGTCTTGCTGCTCTACATGCTGATGATCTACTTTTTCCTTGCCTTTCTATCGGGGTGCTCGGAATTCACATTCCAGCTTGGAGGCCCCACGACCCCGGTGCATCTGCATCGAGCCATCCCGGCTGATACACAAACTTGCAGAACCGATTTCCATCCGTGGAACGAACCATGTAACAATCCCTAACTAAGGATAACACCTCACGCACATAAGGGAAGGAGAAACATATGTCATCGAATCAAGGAATCGAAGTTGGCCCAAAGAAGCTTTACGTCCTTGAGGCGAAACACAATAATGGCATACAGCTTCTCAAGCTCCGTTATGAAAATGAGCGTGTTACCTTTTCGGTTGCCATGCCTTCCGTTCTCCCGTGGTATCGACGTTGGTGGATTGGCCTGTGTTATGCCCTAGGTCTTCGTGGTCCGCTGGATACTCTCAGGGACACCTGGATGACCTTCCACATGAGGGATGAGGACATTGGAAAGCTGATGACTCTATCCACCGTGGCCTATTTGAAGCAGATTCAAAGGGGCAAGGCTCAAAACAAAAAACTTCCGGTTGAACAAACCCATGGGCTATCTCTATAGTGGCATTATGACCACTGAGAAACCAGACACCACTGCGGCCAAGAGCCCAAAGAAGTTTTACAAGGTAAGCGACGAGTTGATCGGCATGATCCGTGAGCTTGTCCAACTGGCGCTCCTTACGGGTACGAACATCGTTGACCATATGAGAGCCCTGGTTGTTGAGGAGTCCGACACGGACGGCCGTTTCATTACGGTTAGCCCTGAGTACGTTGAGTCCTACAACAGCATGGTCGAAAAGCTCAATGAGGAAGCCGAGGCTCGCATCGCAGAAATGCAGAAGCGCATGGCCGAGGAAGCTGATGAGGACGATCAGGGAAAGCTCCTGGCCCTCGTAAAATCTGATACCAACTGACAATGTCCAACCGATCCGCAAATCCCAACCGCACGAAAAAAGTCCAGGAAACTGGGCTTTTTTTATTCCTTTAAACCTGCTCCCTTTCGTGCTACTATAATTATATGTCGAAGATGATGAGCAAGTTTGGTGGGCAGGTGATCGGTGACTTCCGAGTCTATCCGCACCTTTTCGAGACGATGGTTTCGCACGACGGGCTCAAGTTTGTCGTGCATATCTGGGCCGACAATCGTGCCCATGCCATCGCACGCTTGGCCGTCGCCGCGGCGGCGTCCTTCTACTACGAGATCCTTTCCTGCGAGGAAGTTGACGAGCGGGATTGGGATGGTATCGTAGGCGCTTGCCGTACCCCGGTTGCCTGAAACCCTCTCACCCTGAGAAAGAAAAGACCATGAGCGACTCTACTTCCGATATCCTGGTTCCTGGACAGATTGTGATGATCACGGGTGACAACGGGTGCATGGATCACGTCGGCCGGTTCGCCATGATCGATGGTAGCTACCTGGATCGCCTGGGCCACCTGTGGTATCGAGTTTCTGTGAAGCTCCCTGGGGGTTCCATGATCGGTACCGACATGCGCCGACAAGACCTTATGACGGGCATCGAGTATGCCTGTTTCCGGGCCGAGGATGAGGAAGACAATCGCTTTGCCTGAAAAAACCCCACGGCAACAAAACGGAGAATGTGAAAATGACTATGACTGAGAAGACCAACAAGCCCACGACCCTTGACCTGGAGGCCGCCTCTGGTCTCAAGATCATGAACGACTCTGGCTGGGTCCACAATTCGTCGTCCTCGATCCCCCGTCGAGGGATCAACGACTATGATCGTTGGGTCGTTGTGGAATCGTCCACGGATCTCTATTCCACGGATCCCGCTGTGCAGGCAATGACGCACCATCTTCGCACGGTGAATTGTCCGGGGTGGACGCCGATGATCGTCCGTGCTCGGGCATGCTTCATGGGTCTTGTGGAGATCCGTTTCTCCACCACGATGGATTCCTCGGACTGATAACTTCCTTCCATCCCTCAAACCAAAGGAAAACGAAAATGGATTTCTCCAAGCTCCTCAATCAGGGTGACACGGTGGTTCTCAATGCTGGCGAGAAGTGCCACAAGGCCACGGTGGCTCTGACCTCGGTCGTGGACTACGAGCGCCGGTACTTCCTCCGATTCGAGGATGGTTCTAGTCGGTGGGTCAACCAGGCCCTCGTCCGGTCCCTTCTCACGGTCAACTGAGAGAGACGGCAATGCACAATAGCCCCAACGACCCCCAGAACGGTGCGCTTGACTTGCTAGCGATAATCTTTGTATTCGCCTGGGGCATCACGGCCCTGATTCTCCGAACCTTTCTCGTGGGAGCCTGAACATGAAGCTGGAATGCACGCATT